TTCCCATCACTCTTGCTCTTTGTTCCATAGCAATTGCTGCTTGAATTTTGTGAGCATGAGATCTTCCAGAGTTTCTTATTTTTGAAACACTTTCTTTTGCAGTTGCAACATCCTTAAATCCCAATCCATGAATTGTTCCTTTCGGATCTTCATCTGTATAGAGATCAGAGTGTTTATCAGATTTGTTTGGTTGTCCTGGTTTTTTGGGTATGCGAGGATTATTCATTTCATTGAACGGTGATTTTGATTTAGTCTCTTCACCCTTTGCTCTTTTTTTGCGAGCAGCACAATGAGCTTTCTGAGAAAATCCACTAGGATTATCACAGTTTATTGATCTTTTATATTTGTTAGACCAACTCATTTTATTAAGAATCTTCTTTATTATTTAGAAAACCTTGCTTTAGTAGTTTTGATAATTCAGCAGTGGACCCAACAAATAGAGCAGTATTATTAACTGTGTTGGTTGTCTTTGTTGATGTCTCTTCAACATCTTTTAATTTTTTCTGAAGATCCATCAATTTATCACTTACATCTCCAACACTTTTTATGAGTTGTCCTGCAACTTCATAAGCTCGTGGTGAATCACTTTCACCAGCAAGTTCTAAAATTCCATTGATAGCTTCTTGACCTTTTTCTATTAGAGAGTAAAGATTAGCCCTTGTATATTCATAATCTTTTTCAATATCAACTGAATTTTTACTTTTTTCTATAGTAGTTATTTCATCAACAACATCAATTTCCAAAGACTCTGGATTAACCTCTACAATATCACAGTCCGTATTAAGAACCTTATCTATGGCATCAAAATTTTTATTCATAATTATGAATTAGATATCTACTTTTTGCGTTGGACTATATTCTTTTCCATCAAAGAACATTTCTAGCGATTCATCAAATCCAAAATTATCATCAGGACCAGCATTAATTGGATCTGGTTCTACGGTATATCTCATTTCTCTCTTCGCATTTTTAGTATCTGTGCTGCCATAATAATCAACTTGAACCTTACGAATAAGACCATCAGTTGTCGCTGCAACAGGTCCAAACAAGTACGTTTTAGCAATAAAATTAAATGTATAAATCAAAGTTCTTCTTGTTGAAAAGTCACCTTCATAGTCATCTTGAAATGAAATATTTTCTAAAACAACTGGAATATCTCTCTTTTCACCGATGGAGTCAACTAAGTCTACAGTTAGATTGAAAGACGGTTGAAAAAATGGTAAAATTTGTTCCGCAACTTGAAGGGCATCATCGTTTAACTTTGCAATAAGACTTAATTGAAATCCTATGTTGTATGGAACTGGCATAAAAACTTTTTTCAAGTTTTGTCCATCACTTGCTTTGAATGTCTGTGTAACACCTGCTTTTCTAGTTCCATCATATGAAATTGATGTCATCTCAAATGACATTCTAGGTAGCGTCACTGCTATTGGTCTTTCTAAATCTTTTTGTTGTTGTACTTTAGCTAAAAATTTCTGTATGGGTCCATACGATAATGGAACTTTTAAGTCAGAAATAACATCATCATCAGCATTTTGATGTTGAATATGAATATCATTGAATAAAGTCCCAAAAGCAATGATTGTTCTTCTAATAATTTGATGGTAATAATAAGTTCCTAACATTAATAAGTACCAAATGGATTTCCTTCTGAAAAGTCTAAAAATGTATCAGCTGCATCCTCTATTTCTTCGTTTTGTCTATATGGATCATATATATCGTCATCTAAGTAAGATTTAACAATATATGAAGCAGAGGAGGCAGATCCGACAACTAGCTCTCCAGGAGAGAAAGTACCACTATTTAGTTGTATTTTGAGTGTGCTTGTACTGATACCTGCTTTGTTTATCCATTCTTTTACAATAGCAATTGCTCCAGAAGTTTGACCAATTACAGTTTCCGTTGCAATGAATGTTCCTACGCCAACAATTGGTGGTGCAGCAAAAGTAACCGTTGGTGAAGTATATCCAAATCCAGTATTTGTAATTAGAACTGCTTGAACCTGACCATTAGAAATACTTGCAATACCAACTGCAGTTGTTCCCGCTCCAGGTGATGAAAAAGTTACCAGAGGCGCCTTATAGTAGTTGTTACCACCGCTTGTAATATTGACTTTATAAACACCACTACCCGTGCTTATGCCAGCCGTGGCTGCCGCTCCAATGCCTCCACCACCACTAATAGTAATAGTTGGGATTGTTGTATATCCATATCCAGCATTAGTGAGTGCAATTTCCCTGATTGCAACTTTACCTCTGCCAATGGAAGTTGTTATAGCAACTGCTGTTGCCCTTACACCACCTGCAGGTGGTGCTGATATGGTAACTGTTGGAATACTAGTATAACCATAACCATCGTTGTTGAGATAGATTTTTTGAACACCTGTTGATAGTCCAACTAGTGCGGTTCCAGTAGCAGTTGAACCAACTCCAACTAAAGTAAGGGTTGTGATAAACCCAATATCTTTTGTTCTTTCTTCTATTTCTGAAATACTGGTATTAATTTCTTCATCTTCATACTCGAAGAGTTCACATTGCAATTCATAAACATAATTTTTACCAAGTTGATAAAAAGGTCTATCAAATTCAATTTTTTTTATTTCAAATATTCTTTGCCCTAATGGAAAATAAATTAAGTCTCCTTCTTTTGGTCTAGTTGCAAATAATGCGGAACCTTCAGTATTCTTTGAGGATTCATCACCTTGTATAATACTTTGAAGAATAGGCGCAATAAAATCTTCAAATCTTTCCCTTGATATTGTAAGAGTCAGTTCATTTTTTAATGAAATGCCAAATTTTGTCATAATATCAGAACCTGGTGCATATCCTTCATAATTGTTTAGGTATGCTTCAATAAGAAAAGAATCATCAAAAGTTGACGATTGTACTTCTTTAATAATATTATCTGTTTTGATATATTTTCTTGGGATATAGTAAACCTCAATCCCAAACATCCTCAAATGTTCGTTAATAATATCTTGCACCAAATTTTGTTCATTTGGCGCTCCGTGTAAAAAATAAGGATTGAGTGCCATATGTTAACCAATGAAATCGTATGGTGGAAGTTCATAGTCAATTGCCATTCTAGATCTCAATGATTCTATTTCTTTTTCGGCATCATCATAAATTTCTCTCCCATTTAGTTCAATTCCACCAGGGAGTTTTACGCCTCTAAATTTTATAAGATTTTGACCCCATTGTTTTTTAATCAGAGCAGTAAGATATCTTTTCAAAAAACTGTCATTGTAAACTTTAGTAAAATTATCTGGATCTAAAATTCTATAGCAATCAATAACCAGAAATGAATTGGATTTTTGAGCACCCCAGTCAATATCAAGATACATTCTATTTTGTCTTCTGTTGAATCTAATCTGTTTATCAGTTGAAAGTAAAAAGTCAATATCTTCTAGATATCTTTTTACCATTGCATACTGAAGAAGTTCAACAGAATCGAAATAAAAAAGATCATTCAAGAACAACTGATACTTTATACTAAACATTCCTCCTGAAATATCACTTGTATCAAATTTCAAGACCTTTTCAATACCAATTACTGAATCTGGAATTTGAATGTAGTTTGAAGTTTCGTAAAAATTAAATGTTGTAGATCCATATCCCGTTATATTAGATGTTCCAGTAGTTGTGACAATTCCTATGCCGCCTGTATTTTTAGCAGAACCTCTATCAATATCTGCTTGTGTGATTTTATATTTCAAATACATTCTTTCAACACCATCAAAGTGTCTTTCTTGAAAAAATTGCAGTGCGTCATCAACACAATCGTCGATTTGATCATCATCAACATTAATTTCCAACACAGGAGCACCTAGGCGTCTTAGGCAATAATCAATAAGTTCTTGTCTTGATGCTGGTTTTGCCATTATCGTGTTACTCCTGGTCTTACTAATGCAGTTCCTTCAACTACTTTTAGTTTATCACTATTGGAAGAAAACCCCCCATATTGAATAGCAACATCATACACATGTCTACCAGACTTCAATTGTGATGTTTGAGTATCAGTTAGTGAGATTTTGATTTTACCGTTTGCCTGGTCAGTAATTGTAGAAGCAAAAGAAACAGAAGTTGAACTAGTATAATTTTTTCTAATTTGTGCGGTAATCCCGTATCCAACCAAATTTAATGGTCCGTCAGTTAGTGAATCTGCAAGTTCAAAAGTTGCTGCAAAATCATACCCCTGTTCAACAACAATATTTGCTACATAAACTGCCATTTTTAATTATTTTATTTAGAGTTATTTATATTTCTGCAAGGGATGCAATAACTTCTTGCTGCTTGAAATACAATTTGCAATAAAATTTTGCAACCTTAATCAATTCGTCCTTACTTAAGTGATCTAAAGTACGACAGTGTTTTTCATATTCGAATAATTTATCAATTGATTCTAAACTAATTTCTTCTGGATTCATTTATCAACTCCATCAATAAGGACTTAATTTCATTAACATCATTTTTTAAGTTTTCGATTTCTTGTTTTTGTGAGAGTTTTTGTGCCTCCTTCAAATTTTTATTACTTATATAATTTTGATATCCTGTATCATTACAATTCAATATAGCACCTGTGTTTTCATCCCGATATAAATCAGGGTGTCCTTTTACTGGTATCATGCTAATGCAATCGCCCTAAGGTCTTTAATGATTGGATAATAAACCTGATTTGTTCCTGCAAAGATAATTTTAATTGTAAATCCAGTAAACGGTCCAATGTCAGAGGCAGTATATTGATATTCCTTAAATTCACCATTTAAACTAGATGCAACTTTAAAATCAGATAATCCGTTATTCTTAGATGGATCTATAACATCAAGGAAACCATCTTGATCATTATCGATAGTTAAGTTATCATATCCTGGGAATAACTCAAAAGATTGTTCGACTTCACTTGAATCTGGTCTAATCAAATTATAAAGAACTCTAATATCTGCAGACGAGTGTTTGAAGGTTGATAATATAACTCTTAAACTTGAAGATGGTTGCTCAAGAAGAATGGTATTTGAAACATAATAAGCAGCATTAGGATCATCAGTTAGTGAATTTACTCTTGGGTCTAAATCATAATTTGTAACTGGATTATTAAATCTAGCACTTCTAAACTCACTAAAGCAATTATTCACAAAAACTAACGGTGACAATATTGGATTAGTGGTAGATAATGTCAAGGCGGTAATCAAAGATTTATTTCTTGGCATGGCGCTTAAATATTCGGTTTCATTAACTTTTGAACACACTATTCTTGCTGAAGTCAGTAAATTTTCTCTGTTTATTGAGACATCCTCAAAACCTTGATCTACAAACGATACTTCATTTCCATCAACACTTGTTCCACTTACTGTTCTTATTTTTGCAGTAATTCCAGTAGAAGTTCCTGGGATAATATTTTCATATGCTGGAACAATAGAAGTATAAAGGAGATTTTTAGTTGCAGTAACTTCATCTCCACCAAATGACCCATTAGATTCAAAATTGACCATAGGACTACTTGGGAGAGTGGCATTCAAACTATCTTTATCACTAGATCTATCAACAGAGCCGCTTACAAGTCTTTCAACTTGAATATAATAATTATCAATATCAACACCAAGAGAACTAATACTGTGAGTTTTATTAATTCTTCTCAGAGAAATACCATTTAATTCATATTTGTAAATAAGCGAACCCAGATTATGAGGAACAGCTATTGTTGAATCTATACCTCTAGTTATTCCACTGATTGTGCCAGTTGCATCTACAGATTCATACTTAACAATTTCATT